GTGCTGATATTTATCCACATTATCCACATTATAGGGGGTCTACCCAGGGATCGGATTTCCCATCTCATCGAATGCGATCTTTCGACCACCACCGTGCGCTCTGTCGCAATAATCGTGGAGCCTGTCATGGCATGATTTGCAAACATACTCCAAGTTGTCCCAGCTGAGTGTCACCTTCGGATCGTTGATATTCCTCGCCGTTATGTGCTGCCTATGGTGTACGATAAAGCCCGGACTTTCCCGGCACTCCTCGCACAGTCCACCATCCACAGATCTTCTGTGCCTGATATATCCGAGCCTGCATTTGTGCCAGGCATCGGAGCCATAAAAGCCCTTGGCGAATTCACGAGCCATGCACACACCTCCAAAACAAAAAGATGATGGTGCTCTCTGCATCATCATCTTTTCACGCTTACAATATACCACAGACATTTACTGACATTCACTGACATATTTTCGACAGCTCTTCCTGTGCCTTCTTGTAGTATCTGAACATCTGTCTCTCGGACATGTGGATGTCCTTTGCTATGCTTGGGAAATCCCAGCCGCTTATGAATCTCAAGGTGATGATCACATCGCCCGGAGTAGTCAGCCCATTGGCCATGTCCACCACAGCATCCTGTGCATCCAGGTATTCTGATTGAAGATCCTCGATCTTCCTCTCCAGCTCATCCAGCCTCGCTGCATATTGAGCCATCGGATCCTGCGGTGATGATTGCACCGCATCCTTGTCATATCTGATCGCTCCCGGAAGCATCGACAGCCTCAGCCCTTCCATCTCTGCCTCTGCCTTTTTGATCTGTCCCCTGATCTTCCTCGGCCGGGTCAGGGCTTTATATACCGCCTCTGTCATTGTTTCCCTCCTTCGAAATCGCTGATTTTCAGCACATGCTTATCTGTGCCAAGTGCATATCCGATCTCTCTGTTTGCTCCTCTGGAATTCTCCCAGCCCGGCAGCAGGACGATCCCATCTGCCAGATCTATCAGCTGGAGATCGATCTGCAAGTATTCCTCATGTGTCGCATCTCCTGGCATCACCATGTAAAGCGGTGCCGGATTTATGACCTGATAGCCTTGTGATCTCAGGAGCCTGTCTGCTTCCTGGAAATTCTTCTCGAAATTCTCAACCCCTGTGATCGGTCCGCTCAAATATAATCTGCTCATACCTTTGCCCTCTCTTTCAGCGCTTCCAAAAGTGCGCTCTGACTTGTATCTTTTGCCTTAAGTGCTCTCATCACCTGCTCATCGACTGTGCCATCTGTGATCAGATGGTGGATGATGACTGCCTTCTGCTGCCCTTGTCTGAATAATCTTGCATTCGCCTGCTGGTAAAGCTCCAGGCTCCATGTCAGCCCATACCAGACAATCACATGGCCGCCATCCTGGAGATTCAATCCATATCCGACTGATGCCGGATGTGCTAAGAGCACCGGGATCTCTCCGTCATTCCATTTTTTGATGTCCTTTGCTCCATCCAGCTCCTTGGCCTCCGGGATCCTCGCCTTGATGGCCTCAAGATCGTGCCGGTATGAATAAAACACAAGGACCGGCTCTCCTGTGGTGTCGATGATCTCCTCCAGGGCATCCAATTTCTTCTCGTGGATCCTGACCGCTTCCTTTTTCTCGGAATAGACGGATCCATTCGCCATCTGGAGAAGCTTGTTCATGACTGCTGCCGCATTCAGTGCCACAACATCCTCGCCCTCGATCTGGAGAAGCTGCTCCTTCTCCATCTGCTTATAGGCTTTCATTTCCCTGTCGGAAAGTGTCACCCTGATCTCGTTGTCCATCCGATCCGGGAGCTCCAGATAGTCCTCGGCGCTCATGCTCATGCAGATGTCCGAGATCTTATCCTCGATCTGCTTCTGCGCTCCCTTAAGTGGCTCCCATCGATAAACAACATAGCCATTCTGGGCAGCAGGCTTGAAATATCTCTCCCTATATGCCCCGATGGTCCTCTCCAGCCTCTCGCCTCTGTCCAGGAGATAGATCTGCGCCCACAGATCCATCAAGCCGTTAGGCGAAGGTGTACCTGTTAGGCCCACAACCCTGTCCGATGCCGGAATGACCTTCCGAAGCGCCTTGAATCTCTGCGCCGATGGATTCTTGAAGCTTGAAAGCTCATCGATCACCACCATATCGAATGGCCAGCTTTTCCCGAAGAGCTCCACGAGCCACTTCACATTATCCCGGCCAATGACATAGACATCAGCATCAGCTTTCAGCGCCTTGATCCTCTGCGCCGGTGATCCAAGGACCTTCGAGATCCGAAGCTCGGAGAGATGATCCCATTTTTCATGCTCTCGACTCCAAGTGTCCTCGGCCACTCTCTTGGGAGCTATCACCAGCACCTTCCAGATCATGAAATCATCGATCATGTCCTTGATGGCTGTCAGCGTGATGACCGTCTTGCCCAGGCCCATGTCCAGAAACAGACCGACCTTCTTCTGATGCAGGATCCTCTCTGTGGCTTTTACCTGGTAGCCATGCGGACTGTACTTCATAGCCTTGCCCTCATCATCTCGATCAGGCAGTGCGCATCATCCATGCCATAGATTGTCCGGACATTACATCCCAGATCTTTCATGATGCCCTGCTGCCACTTCTGGATCTCCGACAGCTTGCCCTTTTTCGTCTTAAGCTCCACCAGGTAGATTTTCCCTCCTGGGAGAATTGCGATCCGATCCGGCACACCGTCATTCCCCGGAGATGTCCATTTATAAAACTTGCCGCCCAGCTCCTCGATCTGTCTCCGGAGCCATGCCTCGATATAACTTTCCTGCATTATTTCCCTCCTGTTTTTCCAAAGTGGAACGAGTGAAATTTTGGCTCTCGTTCCACCCCTCAAGCCCAGAACACAAGGGCTTTGAGACCGATTTTTGATTTTGATGTGGAACGAGTGCCCCTATAAATGCCTACGCGCGTGCGCCTGCGCTTAAATCTTATTTATTTTTATTATTTTTATTCTTATAGCAAACCTCGTTCCGCTCGTTCCTCGTTCCATTTTGATATGATTAGAAATCGGAGAAATCTTGTTCCACTCGTTCCATGCGCTCATAGATTCTCTGCTTTCCGTATAAAGGAATACGCTTTTGCTTACTGGATCTCTCCCAGCCATCGACCTTCATCATCAATGCCGTGATCGCATCGGAATCCTTGCGCTCCATGTCCGCAGGCTTCTTATTGAAGCATTCCACCCAGATCTCCATGTTGCTCACGCTCTGACGGTCAACCAGGCTCTCAGGATCCATCTCTGTGTCTCCATCCAGGAACATCCTTCTGGTGTCGAGATCCATCTTCTCCCAATTCTTCGGAATCTGCCTCTCCAGGTATTCGACCACCTGCGCCATTCTCGGATCTTCCTCGATGGCTTCCTTCTGCTCCCTGGCTGCGATCTCTTCCGCCTCATGAGATAAAAGCAACGATTCTCCGCTTTCATACCTTGCCAGAGCTTCCGCCCATATCTGATCAAGATCTTCATCTGACAGATCCCATGGCTTAAGCTTTCCGCCATTGCAGCGCACCGGCCAAAATCTTCTGTTTCCGGTTATATCCCGGAGGAATCCTGTGCTTGAGTTCGTGGATCCAACGATGACACATCTTCTCGGATGCTTCTCCACCACTCGACCATAAGCCGGGCGATAGATGTCCTCCTGTCTGCTGATGAAGCTCTTGACGCATTCGATGTCCGCTTTTCTCATGCCGGCCATCTCCGCAACCTCAAGCGCCCAATATCCCTGGAGCTTCTCCGATCCGGTCTTGTCTCTCATATCCAGCATCGTGAGTGAATCTGACAAAAATCCTTTGAAGATCCTTCCAAAGAAGGTGCTCTTTCCGATTCCCTGCGGACCATTCAGCACGAGCATATAGTCAAACTTGATGCCAGGACGATAGATCCTTGCGATTGCCGCCAGGAGCACCTTGACCATGGCCTCACGATTAAAAGCCGTGTCCTCAGCTCCCAGGTAGTCCACGAGAAGCTTCTCAGCTCTCTTCTCTCCATCCCACTCCGGAAGCCCGGAGAGATAGTCCTCGATCGGATGAAATCTCCTCTTGTTGGCCACTGTTGTCAGCGCCATCTGAAAGAGCTCCTTCGGAAATTGCACTCCGTGATTGTTTGCCACCCAGATATAGAGCTGCTCCGTGTCCGTATTCTGCCAGAATACAAAGTCCCTCTTCCATGGAAGAGCGTCCACAGGAGCCTCCAGCATTCCGGTCATGGTATTGAGGCGGATGCTCTTAAGGTGCTCATCATATAAAAGGATGACAAGCGCATTCCTTGCATTCGGTGCGATGCTTCCGTCTTTCCTGACCTCCAGCTTCGTGCGCCAATCGGATCCATCTTCGGAAGCTTCCTCCTCCGGATCCTCGCCGGCAAACTCCGCCAGGGCATCCTGCATCCTCGCCTCGGCAAGTGCCACCTTCACGGCATCGTCCTTCTGGGCGAAGTCCATCATGGCCTTATAGCTTGGCATCTTGGTGATGCCCTGCGCCGGATCAGCATCTTCATCCAGGTGTCCGAATTTGTGGATGCGCACGAGATCGAATGCATTCGACAGGCCTGCTGCCGGATCCGTGGAGTGATGAGAGTAAACAAAGCCCTCATTCTCATAGAGGATCAGGCCGGCAGATGTGGATCCGTCAATATAAGTGAAACGATCCGAATTCGTGCACGGTGTATATACATCAGAGAGCATCTGCTCCAGCACCTCCCTGATCGGATGCGCACGGTTAAATGCTCCAATGATGCCAGGCTTCTCCATCGGATCCCCGGCCTTGTCCATCTCCCTCTTCTGAATCTCACTCACTCTGGATGAGTAAGGCCAGAAGCTTGTATCTGTCCAATCGGGATATTCGTCCAGGATCGCATCCGGATCCAGCCACTCGGCATCATAAAAATAGAAGTACGGCTCCGCATCGAAGCTGTGGCTCGGCCAATACATGAGGCGGTGCGCTTCATAGGTTGAATCATCAAAGAGATCGATGCCGATCTTCTCTGCGATCTTCCTGGCGATCGCCTCATATTCCTCAGCAGACACAATCCTCGACATCGGGATGATAAGTCTCTGCCTTGGAGCTTCCGGAGAGCTCTTGTGCGTGGAGTAGACCACAAAGCCAACATTCAGCTTGTCGATCTCCAGCATTCTCTCATCCAGGCTGTCTCCTTCCTTGAGGAAATCAGCATCGAGAGTGATGATCTGTCTTTCCTTCACCACACCCTTGAGCCTTCTGCCGTTAGGGACATAACCACCAACAAAGCCGCCAACATCCTTCACTTCGGACTGCTTATCCTTGCCGGATTTAGTCTTGCCCCACTTCATATATTCTGAATAGGTTTCTTTTGTTTGAATCGATTTCCCCAGGCGAGCCACGAGAGTGCTCCAGCGCATCTCCTGATTCTTCCACTTTGTCTCGAATCGGCTCTTGCCGATGGAGATGGCAAGCTTGCCATCATTCTCCACCGGCACAGGCTCAGTCCCAGGGAGGAGCTTGAGCTGTGTGTTTGATTTAGCCATTTTTTACCGCCTTCCAGGTCCTCTGATAGAAGCTTACAAAGTCAAAATCACTGAAATAGTAGATTGTGCCGTTGTTGTCTGCCTTGCACATGTAGACCGGAGAGAGCTCTCCGTCCGTAGGCACATAGGTCTTGAGCACCACCTCGGCTCTCGCTTCCTCAGGCATCTGAGCCATCACACGATCATATTCTTCGATGCTGGTCACGATTGCGTTTTCCCAGAAGTCAATGGGCTCGCCGGCCCAGATATACGCGAATTCTCTCATGCCTTGTCCCTCCTTAATTTAGAAATCTCTTTCGGACTGAGATTCGATCCCCACATCTTCACACAGAAGTGATTGATGAAGATCTCAGATCCGCCCTTTGTTTTTACATACTCCCAGGAATCTTCCGGATCAGAATCATAGATGTGATCTCCGCACACAGGGCAGTCTCTTTTGTGGCTGTCCGGGCTGAGCTTCTCCAGCTTCTTCTTCGCCTGGGCTTTGGTCATGGTAGCCATTGCGCACCCTCCTGTTAGTCCTTCTTATAAAAATCTGTTTCGTAGGTTTCTCCCTTAAGCGGAAGATCCAGCGCCCAGCTGATAGGCTCGCCCATGATGGCTGTGATCTTATCCGGTGCAGTCTTATCCTCATTCGGGACATCCACGATGATCTCATCATGGACATGCATCACGATCTGATAGCCAAGAGCTGTGACACGCTTCATGACCTCTGCCAAGCAATCCCTGGCTGTGGCCTGCACGATATTCTCCACCAGCTTTCCGCCGTAGGTTTCCACATCGCCCCACTGCTTTGTGGTCTGATTCACTCCCTTATAGATGATCTTAGTGCCCCAGCCTCTCGGATCTTCTTCCAAGCGAGCGCCCCAATAGCACAGATGTCTGCCATTCGGAAGTGTGATGAAGAGATTGCCCTGGATATACCGGAAGGCGATTCCGCATCGGATCTTGACCGTGCGCTTCTCTTCGATGGAAGTTTTTGCAGCCATCTCGCATGTTTTCCACAGCTTCACCACTTTAGGATTGGCCATGCGCCACTGATCAACGATGCCCTGCATCTCTTCCTCTGGGATCGATCCGCCCTTATCCATCTGCTTCATAGCACCAACACCGCCCTGATAGCCGAGTGCCAATTCTGCGATCTTTCCCTTCTGTCTCAGCTCTCCGTTCTCTCCGTGCTTAACAACCGGCACATGATACATCTGAGAAGCTGATTCGCAATAAATGTCCTTGCCTGCTCTGAAAGCTTCAAGTCTCCATTCTTCTCCGGAGATCCAGCTGATCACTCTGGCCTCGATCGCCGAGAAGTCGCTGACCACGAATCTGCATCCTTCCGATGGAATGAATGCTGTCCGGACCAGCTCCGAAAAGACAAAGGATGTCTCTCCGAATAGTGTCTGCATTGTGTCAAAGTCTCCCTCACAAGCGAGCTCCCTGGCCACATCGAGATCCGGGAGAGTATTCCTTGCGAGATTGTGTGTCTGCACCAATTTTCCTGCCCATCTGCCGGAGCGATTGGCTCCATAGAATTGCAGGATCCCCCGGAGCCTTCCGTCATCATTGACCGCATCCAGCATCGTGGAATACTTGGCCACGGAAGTCTTTCCGAGTGCTGTCCTTATCTCCAGCGCCCTTCGTGCTTCTTCTGGCAGATCTCCGGACAGAGCTGCTGCAATGGTGTCCTTTGTGATGCTGGCCATGTCCACTCCTAAGGAAGCGAGCCACGGCTTAAGCTGTGCCAGGCTGTTGGGATTCTGGAGCCCGGTGAGCTCCTTTGCCTCTTCCAAGAGCTCGACCTTCCTGGCATTGTCAAACTCTACAATCTTGGAGATCATCGGCACATCGAGCCTCACTCCGTGATCATTCATCCTCTGATCGAGATTCCACAGCTCTTTTTCCGACTTAGGCCATCCAAAGCCGATGAGCTTGTGCCAGATCTCTTTTTCCGTCACTACATCCTGCCGGTTATAACTTTTGTAGAGCTCCCACTTGGCAGGATCGTGCTCCGGAAGATTCCTGGTGCGTCCGCCGTTGGCTTTTGTAGCCTTGCACGGCTTTGAAAAGAATTGGATCAGCGCCTTGCCCTGCGGATCCTTAAGCTTATCCTCCGGGAGCCCCAAGGCCATGCCAACATCGGCCAGCGATCTCGGAAGCCCCAGCTCAAGAGCCAGGATCATAGTGTCTCGCCATTGCTCCGGAGGGATCTCTTCCTCCAGAGCTGCGGCAAAGCATGTGCGCTCGAAATTGGCATTGAATGCCGTCTTGACGATTCGGGGATTGGTCAGCGCATCAAGGAATTCTCTGTCCCAGCATCCCGGCTGAGTGCAATCGATCTGCTTGACCTCTTCCTCATCATCGAAGGAATAGCCGATCATAAGGATTTCAAAATCCGGTGCCTCGGTGTACTTGTAGACACCGGATTTTGTCAGATCCACGGATGAGTAGGTTTCGATGTCCACGCTCATTCGCTCATGCATCTGCTTTCCTCCTTAGAAATCATCATCCTCATCATCCTGGAAGTCATCGCCGAAATCATCCTCAGCAGAAGCACGAGCGCCGCCCAGGCGAGTGTCATCCTTAAGCTTCTGGATGTTGTTGAGACCAACACCGACACCCTTGTTGCCGTTGGTGTTAAAAGGATAGAAGTTGATGGAAGCTCTGCCCCAGCATCCGGAATATACCTCATCGGGATCCAGGATCTCATTCAGATCCGCATCAACGATGCCGGGCTTCTGTGTGCTGTTGGCATTGAGGAAATACATCTCCTCATACTCAGGAGCCTCTTCTGCTCTCTCATCATCACCATCACGAAGAGGAAGCTTGAGATTGGCAGGCTTCTTGCCTCCCCACTTCTCTGCGATGCCCTGCTCAACAGCCTCATCGATTGCAGCCTTGATCTTCTTGATCGTTGCCTTGTCGCTCTTAGGGATAAGAAGGCAGATGGAGAATTTTGCATCCTGTCCTGCCTGGAAGCTTCTGCTCTTGAAGATGTTTACATAAGAAAATCTAACCTTTCCGGTTACTACCTTTGTTGCCATATTTTTGTCCTCCTATTATTGGAAATCTGTTTTTGCCGCTTCTGCGGAATTTATTTCTTCTCTTTTGTCTGATTCGGGCACCAGCACCGGCTTGCCCTGTGGCTTCGTGATAAGATCTCCCAGGACTTCTGTGAGCTTCTTCTTGCCACAATTCTTCTCCAGCTGTGTGATGCCATAGAGCTCATGCTTGTAGAGGATTGCCTCATCAAAGCCTGCTGCCTTAAGGAGCTCCGCAGCTTTTATCTGATCAGTGATCGTGCGATTGCTTCTGCCTTCCACGAGCTTCCAGCCATCGAAGTGCTCTCCGGCAAGCGCCTGATCGAGTGCATAGGCCTGGACATCGGATGTCCACTTGGAGAGCTCATCCGCCTGGCGGAGCACCTCTCCGATCTCTTCCGGAGAGAGGAGATCCGGGCTCTTGAATTCCATCTTTGCGAGCTCAAGATTCTTCTCTGCTCTCTTCCGGCAGACCGCTTTTGCCGGGCACCATCTGCACCAATCGCCTGCATCGATCTCACCTGTGCCATCATAGGCCTCTCTGGCAGCAGGCTTGACCACTTCCTTCATCCAGGTCATGAGCTCCTCCAGGGAAAGCTCCTCGGTGCTCACATGGTCAAGTCTGGGCTGGATGATCGTCATGCGCACGGTGTCGAAGTCATACATGCCTTCGAAAAGATTTGCCGCTCCTGCTCCGTACAGACGGAGCTGAGGATTGTTTTTGGCGCTCACTCTCACACCCTTGCCATATTTCAGATCAATGACCTCGATCTTGCCATCTCCGATGATGACCGCATCCGATGTGCCGAAGCTCTCCGGAGCCCATCTGTTGAGTGAGAATCTCTGCTCGACCATCAGCTCCGCATCCTTGCCGGCGGATGCCAGGATCTCCACAACCTGATCACGATAGAAATCTGTTGCTTCCTCCATCTCTCCATCGGGCTGATGCTTCTTGATGATCTTCTCCAGCTCCTTCGGAGTGATCTCTCCGATGATCTGGCGGAGCTTCGCCTCGGCGATCGCATGGGCTTTTGTTCCTTCATCCGCATATTCCGAAGATCCGGGAGGCGGACACTGCTCTGCGAGTGCTACGGATCCGGGACAGTGGATCCATCTCTCAGCGCTGGAAGGATTCAGTCTTGCATGGACATCAGGCATCCAGATATTCCTCCGCCTTAGCCTTGAGCTGTGCCAGCTCTTCGGCATCCACTACATCTGTGAGCGCTTCGTGTCCCAGCTCAGCGATCCATTCTTTTGCCATGTTCTTTCCTGCTGCCTTGTTGACCTTTGTGAGAAGCTTTCTGACCTCTACCGCATCAACCTTCGGCTCTTCCTTCGCAGGAGCCTCTTCGGGCTCTTCTGCCTTGGTCTCTGCCTTCTTTTTCTTAGGCTTCTCTGCCTGTTTCTCGACCATCTCCTCAAGGCTCTGGTCATTGTCTCTGTTGAGCTCCTCGGTGATCTTCTTTCCGGCTTCGACATACTTTGCAGCCTCATTGTTGCCTTCGATTGAGGCCTTGCCGATCTCAGCCTGGAGAGCGAGCTTCTCAAGATCCTTGATGGAAGTCATCATCTCCTCGATGCTTCCGAATTCCACTGTGATTTTCATTTTGGATTCCCTCCTGTTATATTTTTTTTTTTTTTGTGCTACATTGTCATGACATTGCTCTACACTCTCAAAGCGACCACCTCCTCCGAATAATCAGCCCCGAAGGCTTGTGATCCACGAAGAGCCGTGAAGAGCTTTCCGTGCTTTTCCTCTAATGAGAGAGCTGTGGCAAGGATTTCCGATGCATATCCGCTCATCTGACACTCGCCCCGGCTGAATGCCTCAGCTCTGGAATCACCGTTGTAGTACATGAGCACCAGCGCCGGATCTTCGTATTTATCGAAGAGCTCTGCCAGGTAGTCAGCTGCCACATGCATGGATCCGTCCACGGTCCACATGTCATCCTCGCTCACTCCCAGGCGCTCCATCCGGTCTCTGTGCCACTTAAGGGAGACCTGCATCAGACCGATGCATCCGCCATTCGATGCGCTGGGATCATAGGTGCTTTCCTTCTTTGCAACAGCGATCAGGAATTCCGGACAGATGTTGTATTCCTCGCCATACTTCCAAGCTGCATCCTGGATCTCTACCGGAATGTCCGGATCATACTCCGGAGCTTCCTCATTGATCGCTTCCATAGCCGTGGCATATTCGATCTCAGCCAGCTCAATCTCGT